TCTTATGGCACAAATTTCATAAAGTTGCTTGATTATAAAATGTTCAATTGAAATGTTATCAGATTTAAGTATATCACTAATTCCACATAAAGAAATAACAACACATTTATCATTAACCCTATGCATATAGAAATTATCCTCAAATCTATATGGCATTACTGCTACTGCGTAATCAGAATTTGCAGGACAAGATATTAATGTTTTTAATCTTGATTTTGTATATTTAACATCAAGAAAGCCGTCTTCAACATCACTACCTGGAAGATGTTCAATACAATCTATGCCTGAAATAGTGAATAATTGAGACTTCCATTTTATAATAGAATTGAAATCTACTAAATGTTGTACATGTCCTAACCTAATTAAGGTCACTTTGTATTGCATGATTCTTGTTTTCATTCATTAATTATAAATTTGCATTTAAGGTTGATAATAAAGATTTTGTCATTATTCATATTTGCCTACAAATATACGTAAAAGTAGTTATTTTATTATGACATCTTAAATATCTACTATTGCAGATCAAATTAGTTCACCTGTATCAGAAGATTTATCCTTCGAAAAATTCTTTTTCCCGAAACAGGCTTTTTTATATCCATAAGTTGCATCGTATTGAGTATGACCGTAATTTTGTCATATAAACAGACAAAAGGAACATGTCTAAGGGTAGGAATAAGAATTTGATAAAAAAGAGGAACGAGGCTTTGATCCGGCGTTATTACTATTGGACGGAAGTTCGCCGCCGCCGTTTCGATGATGTCCTTAAAATCCTGTCGGAGGAGGAATTTTTTCTGTCGGAGGAAAGAATACTGTCCATAATCCGGGAGGCCGGAAACCGGCATGAAAAAGACGGTGTGCCGGTTCTTCAGTCGCCACACCGCCGTATGCCCCGTATTACGGAAAAACAGCTAAGCCTGTTTCGTTAAGCCGGTTCTTCATCCACGATACATTCATACGTGCTTTCATACACTTTTATTATGCCAGGCAGGCTGTACCATCTTGACGATATCCTTTCAAGGGTGGTGGCGTTGGCCGGTTCTATCTGCCGGATGACGGAATGCAGTTCCTTGAACATCGCGATCCGCTCTGAGGCTTTACCCGCCACCCCGCTCGTATAATGTGTATCGTCGTAACAATCCAGGCAGAGTTTTATCGTGATGGTGAAGGTTCCCCGCTGGTATTCGTCCGTTATGGTCTCCCAGGCGACTCCTTCCATGTTTATCAGGACGGCGGGGAATGTTACCGGATAATGGTCCTCTTCGGTTTGCAACTGCCCGTAGTCTTCATCGACCAGGCTGACGGACGGCATGTTTTCAGCTATGGCCGTCTGAATTTCATTGAATAAATCTTCCATAGTTCGTTTGATATGTTATGAGTTTAAAACCTTTCGTGTTTCTTCTTCCACGATATTCATTACTTTTTCATCCAGTTCCGCGGAATGGCCCATGAACCGGCGCTTTGGAATACGAAGGCGGCTTTTCTTTGTCAGGGCCAGCCTTTTCCATACTTCCGCCTCTTCACCTGCCTTTGCTGCCTTCTGCTTCCTGACCTTTGCGGAATCCCCTTTGGCGATCTTCGCTCCGGAAAAGAATTTGGCCCAGGCGAACTTTCTCATTTTGGGAGTCACTCTTATTTCCGCCCCGTTGTTATGATAAGTGGCATATTTGACATCCGTGGAAACAATCACTTTCTTGCTTTCAGGGGTGAAATGGATACTTTTCATAAGATGGTCCTGGCGACTGAGCAAAGGCCCGTAACGGTATTCGGCCCTGGCGGAACTTATTTCTTCACGCCGTGTTTTTTTCCATTTTTTCAAGCCGTTGTCGTTCCACCCACCGTCACGGAAATTCTTCCTGAAGTGGTTGACGGCCGCATTCCCGACTTTTTTGGGCAGGGTCACGTCAAGCAGCTTTTGAAAAGAAGCCTTCTGCTTTTCCAATTTACCGATCAATCTGTTAAAGTCACTCATGTTTGCTTTTGGTTTATAATAAAATATGTATCTTTGCCAGCAAAGAAGAAAGAGTATCCTACTGTACTGGGTTGGATTGCACATCCTTCACTAAAGGCTTTGGTTACTCTTTCTTTTTTATGTTTTCCACAATGGAATAGAACACGAGTTCCCCGCCTGTCATCTCCCTTATCACCGCAAAAGAAGGTTCACCATCGATATCTATCTCCACGTAATGGTATCCCTTCACCATCGGATTCCCTTTTTCATCGGAGGCATATTTGGCATAACGACCGTTTTTCAAGAGGCTTTCAATATTCCTTACAGCTTCGTTCTTCTCCATCGGAGATTTGTGTGGCTGGTTCAAAGCCTCTTTTATTCCTCCAACCGTAAAGGAAACAGGAGCTCCTAACCCGGGAGCCATGACCGTCTTTCCGACCAGATTCCCGACAGCCCACGACTTTATCTCCTGGCGTTGACTTTTTACGTCTTCCTTTAAGTTCCTTCCTTGACCGACCGTTTCTTTGGATATGAATTTCCTTACGGCCTCTTTCGCCCCCTTATAGGCATTTTGTATATACGGATGGGTATCGCTGAAAAGTTTCGCATCCTTTCCGGGGTTATTATCCAGTCCGGGAGCCGGGGCATATAGATTTCCGGTATCAGGGATATCCGTTTCTGCCTCGTCTGTTGCCTCCAGGCTGCATTTGCAATTCCACCTGTCCCCCGGACGATGTGCCGACCAGAAAGGATCGTCTATCGAACGGATTGTACCCCAAAATACACGGTGGTCCTCTCCGGGATGCACGCTCGTACTTTCCACCCAACGCAAGCGGGGAAGTACATCCTTATCCCGTTCGAAGCGTCTCCAGTCGCTTGCCTGGTGCGCACGGATCACAGCCGTGGCGTATTCCGTCTGTAACCATGATTCAAGGTGAAGCGGGGAAACGAACTTTTCCACGTCCCGTTTGAAAATGTCGAAAGGTTTCAACTGCCCGTCTTCATCCTGAAGCTGGGAGGCGATGTCGTTTTGAAAGCGATGCGCCTTGAATGCAGCAAAGACGGCATTGTTATAACGCAGTTCCCGATAGAATGCGTAATCGTCCTGAAAGGGGCTTCGTTCATGGAACCCGGTATCCGTCGCTTCATTAAAGGCCTTCCAGAACTCATTCCACAAGCCTCTTTCTATATCCGTCAGCGTGTTAAAATCCTTTCCGTATATCTTTCGGATCGCCTCTTGCAGAACTTTCCCGTCAAAAACGAAACTTTCTTCCAGGGTGTCGGCATACAGTCCGTTCATTACCATCCTAAAGCCCCCTTGCTTTTGGGGGCTTTTCCGAAAAAACGGGATGTCAGATTTTTAAAGAAGGTCCGTATCATTTTCCCCTTGACCGCCCTTTTGGGCGTGGAGCTCACGTTTCCGCTATTATGTTCCGTACCTTTCGTTTCTTCCTTTTTTTCGGCTCCTTTTTCCTTCAGGCGTATTTTCGTATCATCTTTTTCTCTTTCCCTTTCGGCGGTGATCTCATTGTAGTTATCCGGTTTATTCAGGCCGAACTCGTCATATAACTGGTCATGGCTGATCGGCAGTCCGAGTGAGGACAGCTTTGTGATGATATCGATTCTCTGCGTCTGGTTGGAATCTTTGGGAATGACAAACGAGAATTTACCACCTTTCACGTTAATGCCGAAAGATTCGAATATGTCGGTCATTTGATAATTCAGGACATTGAGAACAAATAGCTTATCCTGTGCCAGGAGCTTGTCTTCTATTTTTTTATGGACTTCGCCCAAAGCCTGCGTCCCTTTTTCCCCGGCTTCGGTAGTCAGCGTGTTGCCCAGGACATGTTTGCTTATTTCCGAATTGCAGAAAGCCGCCAGGTTTTTGTACAAATCACTGGAGCCGGACTTATTCCCTGCCTCCAGCAGTTTCAGGCCGGTCCCGTCAGGATGGATGTAAACGGAAGAACCGCCCGCTTCATGTGCGTCCTGCATGAGATTGTAACGTTCCTGGTCGTCATTGCCGTTATAGGTATATTCCCGGATCGGCTGTCCGAAGAGTTCCGCAAACTGTGCCCAGTCAGATACATCCGCCCGCTTGTACAGAACCCAGGGGATATCCTTTATCAATTCACCCAGTGCACGGGGTTTGCCGACAAAAAGGAGGTTGTCGTATTCATCCCACGCCGTCCCGTGTATATCGGTCTGCATCCGAAGGATCAGCTTGCGGATAGGGTCCACATGCTTTCTGGGTATAAGGTCGTAAGACAACCATCCACCCTCGTCTATCCCAAACTGGAACAGGCTGCCTCCCCACCAGGCCGTATCGAGCAGGTCAGAAAGGAAGTCCAGGAACCAGGGGGATTCAAGCATTTCCCCGATGGCTTTGTCCGGCTTGCCGTCACGGCTGAACTCTATCTGCGAAGACAACACGGCCGACTTTCTTTTTTCAAGGACGGAAGAGAGGTGGGTATCGAGCAGAATGGTATCATACAAGTCGTATAACCTGGCACGGTTCGGAAAATCGATCCGTTCAGCCTCCGTTACGGCCCTCATGTAATGACTGATGTCCACCTGCCAGCGTCTGGCCTGGGTCAATATGATCGTATTCCCACCTGCGGGCTGGTTAAACAATCCGCCGGATGTGATCGGTTTGGTTATGTTTCCGGTTTTGGTTCTCCGTCTTAATTTCTTTTTCATTTGAATCGGTTTTGTTTGCTGTTTATATATCGTTAGAAATGGTTGCATCGTTTCCGGTTTCCCCCGAACAGGTAGGATACCGTCTTATTCTCATCCTGGAGGGTCGGGGCTCCGTTTATCACGACATTGCCTTTCTGTATTCCCTTTAACCACTCCACCGCCCTTTCATAGCGATTTTCCCTCAAAGAAGACATTTTCGCGGGATTGCCCAGCGAATAAATATGGTATACCGCTATATCCAGGCACATCATAAGGATCAGCGGATGCCGTTCTTCGCCTCTGGCGGCGAAGATCCTGTCCACGTCATAACGTCCCGCCATATATGATTTCATTTCCTCTATGGCCCGGTCCTCGCAAATGTCCAGGATCGAATTGTCCTCCCTTGTTATTGCGTCAATGATTTCCCGGTGCACGCTTGCATCATAGTCGTTCGGTTCAATGTACTGCGTCATAATCTATATTTGTTTTTACTTCTGAAAGCCTTTACCGGTATTTTTATCATCGGTTGAAGCTCCAGGCACTTGTTATCAATAATACGTTTGGCCCCCTCTATGCAGTCCGGCCCGTCGGCGGGATATGTCAATTGGAGGTTGAACAGGAGGAACTGTTCCGCAAGGCGGACCATATCCGGATTTTCTTTCTCATCCTGGTTGAAGATGAGACGTCCTTCACGGTTGAGCGGCTCCAGGTTGGCTTCTATGCGGGTGGCTTTTTCCGTTTTCTTCTCTTCATCGGGACGGATATTGATCCGTTTGCCTTTTTCCTCGCACTTTGCTTTAAGAAGGGGGCGGAAAACCTGCTGGAAGAACGGGTCCTGGAGTGAGTTGTTTTCCATATAATGATAGACGGATACTTTCCCACGGACAAAATCGTCCAGAAAGAAATACCAGTCAATAAAATCGGAGTTCAACCCGCGATTTAGGAATCCCTTGATGATATAATATATGCCGTCTTTCTCACCGACCAGCCAAACGGCTTTATAGGAACTTTTCCCCTTCTTGCTTTGTCCCGGTGACGGGTCGCCGTAAACGACAAGAAACTTGAACCGTCCAAGAGGCGGAACCTTCCCCCAATGGAGTTCCTTAAATATTTCCCCCTCACTGACCGGGTTATTGAAATATTCGGTTTGCCCGGATGCCGCACTGATTTTTCCCAGGATTTCATTGATCATTTCTTCCGTGTTCTTCTGGGGCCAGGTACTGTTCCCTTTTTCATCCCGAATATTGACAATGTCCCAATGGTCGGCCATCTTGCCGGCTCTTACGACACAGCAATCCTTTGCAATGATGTTGCCACAGAAAATAATGGTGACCGGTACGGCCGGGTCCCGGGTTCCGTAAACGGCCTTTTCCCAAAAATTCCACATGTCTTTTATACGTTCGGCATTCCTGCACGCTTCGTCGGTATCGAAGTCGTCGACCAGCAACATGTCCGGACGGTAGGATTTGTTTCTCGATCCGCGCGGGGCATTTCCGTAGCCGATGGCCCGGAAGGCCACGTCGCATTTGGTGATAAATTCTTCATCCGTCCATTTTGCTCCGATTTGTTCCCCGTAATAAGCCCTCAGGCGCGGGTTGCTTTCCAGTTCTTTCCTGTACGGATCAAGCAGGCGGACCGCCGCTCCCTGGGTGGCGCTGACCATCATTATATTGTGCTTGCGTCCGATCAGGACCAGGTAAAGCACGATAAACATGACGACGGTACTTTTTGCCAGGCTTCGCGCCCAGGAAAGAACCTCGAACCATTCATCGTTTTTTATGCACCGCCTGATCGCTTTTATATGAAAAGGGGCAAATTCATATTTTGCATATTCAGGAAAGAAAAACGTGATCCATTCCAAAACGTGCGCTTCCAGGTAAGCCCTGTGCTCATCCATTTCTTTCCGGTTCTTATGGATGACGGGGACATCCGCCATCAAGGACTCAAAATAATTTTCCCACCTGCGTAACGCTTCTCTGTCTTCCGTCTTCATAGCGTGGTTTTAATGAACGTGTCCCATAATACGCCGAACTCCTTGGCCTTGCCCATGTCTTCGCTCCTTAGCCATGACAGGAACCGCATTCCCGACGAAATCAGGTCCTTGAGGCCGGCGTCTTTTTCCAGCCGGTCAACGGCCTGGGAGAGTTTTTGAATAGTGGCGGCCTCTGATGCGTCCGCGAACCGTTTTCCTTCCGGCTTGGCAGAAATGACCTGGTTAATTTCCGCGATTTGCCGGTGCAGGTTATTGATCTGCTGTTCACGGGTCATGGTCATACCGACTTTCAGTTCGGCCCACTTCCCTTTATCGCACCAGGATATGATCGTACGGCGGCTGACTCCGACCTTTTCGGCAATCTCCGCCTGGGTTAAATCTTCCCGGATATACAGGACTTTAGCCCATTCCCTTTTCTGTTGGTTGGTTAAATCTGTCATTTTCAATGTTGATTTTGGTTATGAAATTTTCCTCAAAATTCGACTTTATATAAGACTCCGGCAACTTTTATCCGCATGATACGGCGGCGTGGCGGCATGATACCCGTGCAGGAGCGGCATGATAAAAAGCCGATTTGCAGGGGTGGTTTTTTGCCCGGAAATTTGCACCAAAACATGACGCAAATGGCAAAGCAATTTTTCAACATGATAGCTTCCGAGGAAGGTACGGCCTGTATCTTATTATACGGTGACATAGGTAGCGGTACGGATGAGATACGGAGTTCGGATATCGTCAGGGAGTTCCTGGAACTGACCGCCCTTTATAAGAAGGTGGATATCCGGATCAACTCCATGGGAGGTGACGTATTTGCCGGACTTGCCATATTTAACGCGCTTCGAAACAGTGGCTCGGACATTACATTATATATAGATGGCGTGGCAGCCAGCATAGCCAGCGTGATAGCCTCCTGCGGAAAGCCGGTATACGCGAGCCGTTACGCCCGCATGGTGGTACATAGCGTATCGGGGGGATGTTACGGGAACAAGGAGGACCATAAACGTTGCATAAACGAGCTGGAATCCCTGGAAGAGACCCTGGCCGATATTTATTCCGCGAAATCCGGGAAGGACCGGGAAGAGATCAAAAACTCTTTTTTTGACGGGAAGGACCATTGGTTCACGGCGGAAGAAGCCTTAAAGGAAGGCTTGATCGATGGCATATACGATACGGAACCCGTCGAAGAGGCCTCTTCCCCTGAAGAAATATATCATGTTTTCCAAAACCGTTTAAAACCAAACCCAAATACAATGTTTACAGACGAATTAAGAAAGAGACCGTCATTCGCCAATCTGGCAAGTGACGAAGAAATGCTCCGGCACATCGGACACCTGGAAACGGAGGCCGGACGCGTATCCGGCTTGACAGCCCAAATCACCGAGCTTCAAAGTTCCCTCCAAACGTATAAGGACAAGGAGGAGAAAGAGGCCGAAGCCAAAAGGAACGCCCTGGTCGACGCAGCCATAAAAGACGGCCGTATCCGTGAGAACCAGAGAAAGATGTACCAGGACCTTTTAGTATCCGATCCGGAAAATGCGGAGGCGGTGCTTAAATCCTTGAAACCGTCCCGCCGTGTGCTGGACGATATCCAGACTACCCAAGAGGGGGAAATCTCCGCATGGGAAAACAGAATGAAACAAATCAAAGACAACTTAAAATCTTAACAAAACGATGATTAAAGTAACCAATACCAACTATGCGGGTGAAGTTCTTGAAATGCTTCTTACCCGGGCCGCAACAAGCAACGAATTAGTAGAGAAGGGACTGATCCACATGGAACCGGGTGTGGAGAAAGCGTATTTCCTTCCCCGCATGAAAACGGGAAAGATGCTTCAAAAGCGCAAGGAAATGCCGACCAGCCAGGACAGCAAGGGGGATTTCACGTATGACGAACGCGCCTTGATTCCGGTGGACTTCATGGCATACACGGAGTTCAATCCCCGTTCCTTTGAAAATATCTGGCGTAAATGGCAACCGAAAGGGAATCTCGTGTTTTCGGAGCTTCCGGCAGAGGGACAAAACGCGTTGCTGCGTGAAATGTCCAAACAGGTAAAATTCGAACTGGGATTCCACTTCATCAATGGCATACTGGGCGATGACGACGACCACCTCTTTAACGGCATCGTCACCCGTATGTTAAGCGACAAGGACGTCATCTATGTGGTTTCCGGTGAAACGTCCATGCTGAAAAAATTGAAAGCCGTGAAGGACTCCATTCCGACCACCATGAGAAGCAATCCGGGACTTAGAATCCTGATGAGCGTAACGGATTTCGACCAGTATGACGAAGAATTGACCCAGCAGCCCAACAAGGGGGCCAACTATACGGACATGAACGTTGAGCGCTACAAGGGCATCCGTATCGTTCCGCTCTCTTCATGGCCGGAAGGTCTCATAGTGGCCACCGTCTGCGGGATGGATTACGATACGAACCTTTGGGCCGCCGTCAACCTTGTGGACGACATGGACGTGATCCAGATCGATAAAGTGACGAATGCCGGTGAAAAGTATTTCTTTAAAATGCTGATGAAGGCGGACACGAATATCGCCTGGGGTGAAGAAGTCGTCCTGCTGGATTCCAGGGAGGTGGAAGATGCGGAACTTAGCGGTACGACCATTACGCTTAAAAGTCCGTCCGGACAGATCGAGATCACGCCGGAGGCCGCTGCAACCTACAGCATTACCGGTGATGGCGTTATTCTGGGTGCGCGTTTGAGCATAGCCAATAAGGCCACGGAAGAGGCAAATGTGATCACTATCGGAGCATTTGACATAGAGGCGGGTAAAACCGTGACTGTCGGATATGACGGCAAGAATTGGTTCAAAGCGACAGGAGGCGCTAAGGCGTGAAGACTTCGGAGAAAGGAAAAGCCCTGATCCGGGAATTTGAATCGCTGCGCCTGGAGGCTTACCGTTGCCCCGCCGGAGTCCTGACTATCGGTTACGGGCATACGGCAGGCGTAAAGGAAGGCGACCGGATCGATAAAAGGCGTGCCGAGTATTTCCTCGATAAGGACCTGGAAGACGTGGAAGCGGTCATAAACCGCGAATGTCCGGGGGTAAACCAGAACCAGTTCGATGCGCTTGCATCATTCGTTTTCAATCTGGGGGGAAAGAAATTCCTTTCCTCCACGCTGCTTAAATGCGTGAAGGCGAATCCTGGCAATCCCAATATCCGGGGCGAATTTCTAAGATGGGTAAAAGCGGGAGGCGTCACCCTGTCGGGATTGATGCGCCGTCGCCGTCGGGAAGCGGAACTGTACTTTTCATAAAGGAAGGAGGTTTTCCCGATGGACCATTTCCTGGACATACTGCAAACGGTATTTAGCGCCAGTGGCTGGATTTGGGGTGTCCTGTTGTTTTTCCAGACCCGCAAGCTAAAGAAAGCGCAACTGGTAAAAGATACCCGGGCGGTATGGCAGGAAATAGCCGAATCAAACAATG